TAAAGGTTCAGCTAAATGCCAAAATTGTTGCACATGATGTGTAGGTACAACATAAACTGTTAATTTCATATTTAATCCTAGTAGTTCTTATCCTACTATTATATAACGATAATTTCTTGAGACACCATGACTTCCATGATTAACTGTAACACTACCTTTAGCAAAGTTAGTAAAGTAAACATCTTTAAGTTCCATAGACGAATCATGATCTAAAGGCATAAACAATATTACAGAATCAAAACCAATTCGTTCATCATTAAGTGTAGATGTTGTAGAACTTGTTGTTGTTGAAAATTCACCTGTGCAGTTTAATTTTCCAGCCATCGCATTGTTTACGACTTCTGCAACTAGACGAGGTTCGCCACCTTGAAAAGGTAGCTTACGATACATATTGGTTCTTGCCATTACCTAGTTCCTGTTGGCGTTATATCTACATCTATTCCTACTGCGTTAGTCCAGTTACCTGTTGGGCTAATACTAAACCTATGGTATCTACCAAAACTTCGTAAAGATGCACGACCTTCTGACGATGTTGTTACAGCAGCACTAAATGATATGTTATCATCTAGTTCTTTACGACTAGCAACTTTAACTGTAGCAGTACCATTATCAATGGTTGGTCTAGCAAGAGTGACTACAGAGTTGTAACCTACTTCTACATCGGTTGTAATAATTTCAGAATTATAAGTAGAACCTGTAAAAGTAACAATCTTTTCATCTTCAAATCCTGCAAATAAAAACTTACCACCAATAAATAATCGTGAATCTAGTGATGCAGTCATAGCATCTATATCTGTATAACCTAATGATGCAAGACCCTCTAATGTTGTACCTGTGGAAGCAATTGTACCTACACCAGTAGCTAATGTTTCTAATCTTGACCATTTATTTATTTGCCAGTTATAAACAATCATGTGTCGTTTGCCATCAACTGCTTTATAGTTCCATACAACTAACTTTTTAACAGGGTCAATCGCAGTAGTCATACTATCTAAATCTGTTAATGAACAATCACCAAAGAACCAACGGTCAACTTTTTCTGTACCAATACCTTGAACATTAGTACCATCACACTTATAGAAACCATCGTCTGCTAAAAAGAATGTAGTTGCACCATAAGTTGCAATAGAATTACCCTCTAAACAACCTAGTCCTCGTGATATGGTGTCAAACTGAAAGAACAATGGGCTTCCAATATATGACATACGCACCACAGCTTTTTCAAGAAATACTAATCCAAACTCACCACCTGCAAGACCAGTTATGTTTCCACCGTCAGGAATAATCTGATAATCGGACTGCGATGTAGAACCACTTGTCCAATTAGTTTCATCATTAATGTCTGACCATTGTACTTTGTTAGCATCTGTTCCACCGTTAAGATGTCCAGCAACAACAAAATCACGAACAACGGTAATGTATTTAGCAATAGGTGCAGAAACATTTACATCTGCAAATGCAGTAGAACTTGCTATTTCCCATGATTGTATTTTTGCACTATTATTAGCTGCAAGAATTTTTTTACCAAACTGTTTAAACTGCCAGTTATCTGTACTAGAATACCCACCTGTTTTAGATACATCTGCTAATGCAAGTGTTGTGTTATCCATTTTAAATAGTTTAGTAGAACCACCTGCAAATACCTGAACATCTGCACCAAACTTACCTACAATAATGTTGTTTAAGTTTTCACTAGCAGAACCAGAATAATTTTCTGCATTAGGAAAGCCACTATAACCAAGTGATAGAGGCACTACATTTTTTGCATCGTTTAAACTACCTGCCATAGCAGGTTGGTCTGGCAACCATTCTGTAAATTGCAATCTTTGTGTAGCCATTTATGCTAAATTTCCTTTATTTATATAATTTATATTTATATTAATTCTACATTTATTATTTGTACAAGTAGTGCTATGATGCAACTCGCTTGGGTCAAAAAATAAAGCTCTATTTGCTATACTTTCTATGTTGTTATTTCCAATTACGGTAAAACCATCATTTGTATTAATATAAAATATCAAACCATTATGTTTATACTCTTGGTCAACATGATTTTCATGATGCACAATAGTTTCTGTTCTTGGATATAAATTTGCTTTTATTCTTAATAATTTTTTTATATTTAATTTGTTTAATATTGGTGTTAAAGCATTATAAAAGTGTGACCTTATACCAGCACTATTAAAAAAAATATGAGTGAAATAAAACTCATCATCTAATTTGTTTTCATGAGATACAAAATCATTGTAATACCAAGCAAATTCATTTCCTGTGATAATTTGTGTTAAATTATCAAATTCATGTTTTGTTAAAAAATTATCAATAACTTCCATTAAGATTTCATAATAAATGCTAATGCATAGTATGGTGGCAAATTAGCATTAGTGCCACTAACACCATCAGTATTTACAGTAATAGTATGACTATGGCTTCCAGCTCCTGTTGTTGTTGCTCCATTTGTTGAAGGAAAATTTTGTGCTGTTCCACCACCTACTCCGCTTGTTCCTGAACCAGTAGATGGGCTTGTTGGGCTAGTGTAACTATGAGCATGGTCGCCTACAGTATTTGAAGTTGCAGTATGGCTATGTGATACCACAACAGCATCTTTGCTACCACCTGTTTGCGTATAACTTCCTGTAACATTAGTTTTTGCTGCACCACCATCATCAGCATTAGCACCAATAATAAATTTATTTCTTAAGTCTGGAGTGCCACTTGTTCCATTACACAATAACCATCCACTAGGGATAGTAGCAACTGTGCCTGACCACATCATAATCATGCCAGATACAAATGCAGTTAATGTTGTCCAAGTAGGGTCACTACCTGAACCTTGAGATGTTAAAAATTGACCAGATGTACCTGCACTTGCATTTAATTGTAGCTCACCTTGTAAATTAAGATTGCCACCAACAGTTAAATTATCACCTGATGCACCTGTTTGAAAGTTTTTAAGGTGTGCCATACTTTCACGAATAGCATTGTTAATACCAGAAGGAGGACATCCTTCAGCCAAGTTTACACCATCTATATCGGTGTTATTAGCTGCGGTGCTATCGTATTCACTAATCTTTGTCTTTGCCATGTTTTACCCTTTTCTATACCAAATATCAGAACCTACTGCTGAATCAGTCCATACGTTAGACCCTACAGAAGATGCTGTCCATGTTTCACTACCAACTGATGAATCTGTCCATACGTCAGCCCCTACAGAAGATGCTGTCCATGTTTCACTACCAACTGATGAATCTGTCCATTCTTCACCTAATAAATATCCTATTGCTGTTACTGCTCCTGTTGTTGTAATACTACCATTAGCAGAATAAGTAACATTGCTGCCTGATACAACAGTAGCAATACCTGTCACGATAGCAGAACCAAATGCTTCAAAACCACCAAGTGCAGTAACAGTTGCAACACCATTAACGTCTGCATTATTAAGTCTAATACGCAGACCATCTGCTGTTAATGTTGCTGTGCCAGAAATACTTGCACTTGCATCTATAATAGAACCTGATAGGTTGACAGTAATGGTTGCAGTACCATTAACACTTGCATCACCTAATCGTATGCGTAACGCAGAACCTGTAAGTGTTGCTGTGCCTGTAATAGCACCTGTTGCATGATTAACTTTACTTGCAAATGCAGATAAGGCTGCATTACCACTTATTGCTGCACTACCAAATACAAAACTAAACGCATCTGCTGTAACCGTTGCAGTACCTGTAATAGATGCAGTAGATGTTTGAATCCTTATGCCATTAGCAGTTAATGTTGCTAATCCGTTGACAGATGCAATACCTAATAAGGTTTGTCCTGCCGTTATAGATGAAAACGGATTTTGGGCAAATGTATTAAACCCAAACATTAGTCTGCTGCTTCTGGTTCGTTACCTTCTGCTACCCATTCTAGGTATTCTTGGTAGTCTGTGTTAGCTGGGTCAAATGGGATTCCAACAACTCCATTTTTAATAACGCTATTATTTTCTTTAGTTAATTTATACATTTATAACTCCGCAGATACATAGAACATATCGCCAGTTTCACTTGAAGTTGTGTAACCAACTCCTGACATTATTCCTATTGTTAAACCACTAAATCCATTTACTTTTATAAGACCACCATTAGCTCCACCAGATATAGATATTACTCCTGGCGATGCCGCATCCCTATCTGCAACTCCAAACTGACGTAGCCGAATATTTGAAGTTACATTTAAGCCTATTGATGGGGTTGTTCTTTTGGTGACCTTATAAACCAAATCAATAACGTAGTTGCTAGTTGATTCAGCTTGTCCCCAAGCTCCATAGCCAAGAGTTTCATAATACCTCTGACACATAGCTAACTCTTGGCTATACATTCTGTTTTCAAAGGGTGTAGCTGTGTCGCCTATTTCTAGTTGTACACCTGTGATGTTGATGTAGTT